ATCGAGCAAATAGTCTGGTATGCCAAATTGCTCCATAAAGGGGGATACATTATTGAAGGTATATCCAGTAATATCAACATAAATAGGAATCAGAATGTCTAATCCGGTCATATTGGCCGCACGTTCATACTTTGACTTGTTTGAGAAGCTAGAATAGTAGAGTGTTCCTTCATCGCCATTAACGACGTGCCCTAGTTCATGAGCCATTTGGAAGGGGATTTCTTTCTCCTCATGCCAATTCGTATTAACGACAATCGTTTTAGTATCAGGGCGGGATGCAGAAGGGGTATGGCCATCAAAATGGTTAGTTAAAATTACGGTTATTTTATGATCGTACGCGTATTTCATAAGATTAACGATAATTACGTCCATATAGCTAGTCCTTCTTCCCACCCCTGAGCAAGCGCTCCATATACTCCAAGTCCTCATCAGGTATAATTCGACCTTCAAAGGTCATAATTTTCTTTTTATCGTTGATTTGGTCCTTAAGGTCGACGTATTCTGGCTTGTCAGGGTCAGAATTGTTGTCAATATAGCCTGCTAACCTCATAAGATGGTCATAATCCGTTTCATATACCTCAGCCAAAATCTTTAGAGTTTCTGGGGTTGGCTTTATGATATTTCCCCGACGACTTTTGCCTTTTTCTAAATCAGAGATATATGAGTGGCTAAGTTTTCCATTGGTTTTATCGGCTACAGCGCGTAGTGACTGTGTTCCTCTTAAGGAACGTAAATATGGTCCTAATTTGTCTGCCATTGTTTACACCTCCAAATGCATTGTAATCTATAGTTTACAAAAATGATATTATTTTTATGTAAGACATGGTTGACAAACGGTATTCTGTGGCATACAATAGTTTTTGTAAGATATGTCTTACAAGTTGAGAGGTGAATAAGATGCGCAACAATATCAAATCCTTACGGCAAGAAATAAGAATGTCACAGACTACGCTGGCAAGAGAAGCTAAGATTTCTCGACCATATTTATCAGATATTGAAAACGGTCATGTTCCCAGTTTGATAATTGCTTCTCGTATTGCGGGAGTATTAGGAAAGTCGATTGATGATGTTTTTTTTGCTAAAATGTCGTACATGGTTGACAAACGACCTGAGGAGGTGAGCTGATGAAGAAAGAAGAGTTCGAAAGCGCAGTTCTTACAGAACTTCGTAGTTTAAACAAAACGCTCAAGATTATCGCTAGTAACCAAGAGCGTCACGAAACGTCATTGTCATCGGATGAATTGTCCAAAATAGTCAAAAATGACATCCGGAAAAGCATGAGAAGTGTAGAGAAAGAATTACTTAGCTGATGAGTCGTCAACTAAGAACTCTTCTAGAAGGTTATGAACTGCTCGAAGAGTGGATACTTGAAAGCTACTGCTAACTTTAGTGGCGATCTTTGATGCTATGAGATTACTATCCGAATTATTGTTAATGATTTCGGTCACGGAATCTCCAATTGTTGATACAAACTTTTCAGTATTCTGGTCGTCCAAGGCAGTTTCAACAATTTTGTTGAAGCGCTCTTCAAATTCTGCTTTTTCCATGATTATCACCTCCTTACGCACTAATTGTACCAAAAGAGGTGGCTAATATTATTTTTTCAAAGACCGGGGGTGAGCTGATGAAATTATTACCTGATCCCAACAATACTAATGACATTCTGGTAGCTATATATGCAATATTGAGCCTAATCGGTATGGAACTAGCTGGGGTTATTGGCGCAGTAGTTGTTTATCTAGTAAGTAGGTAGGTAATCAGTGCACCGATACCAGCGGAAATCAAATGAGAAACAATAGGGTAAACGTATTTATCAAAAAAAGATATTGCGGACGTCTTCTTTTGCGACACAAGGCTATTTAAGTATTTTTCACCACTACCTGATAGCCAAGTTGAGACGTTTGAAATATTTGGTATTCCCCAACCTTGGGCATCAAGAGGATAAACGAGTTTTAGAAAGCCTTTATGGGTAGCATCCATTTGTTGAATTTCTTCCGCTACTTCTTTACTTGTATATCCTAATTCCGTGACACTTTCAACAACAGCATCAAAAGCTTTTCCCGTTACTTCTGCATTAACTTTTTGAAAGCTAAGTAGAATGTTTTTCCGTAACTCTTCACTTCTGGTCATTTTTCCACCTCGTTGTAAGGCGGAAAGTCGAAGAAGTCATGGACGCTGACGCCAAGCCCCGTGCAAACTCTATACACCGTGTCAATGCGAGGAGCGGATCCTCGATTGACAATATTGCTAAGTGTAGTAGTTGCCATGCCAGACAAGGTTGCTACACGATTTAATGTTATGTTTTGTTCTTTCATATAAGAGTACAAGCGTTCTTTAAAGAAGGTGCTATGTGTTTTATCCATTAGTATCACATCCTAACCCAATTGAGTACGTCTTAAACATAACATTATTTTTTTGAACATAGTTACTCAAATGAGTAGACAATTATATCAATTGAGTATATACTCTAAAGAGTAGAAAGAGATGAGGTGATGAAATGACATCAGGACAAGAACTATTTATGATTCGTAGTCAAAAAGGATTAACGCAAGCAAAACTTTCAGATTTAAGTGGTGTACCACAAACAACCATTAGTGGAATCGAAAATACAAATAAGACTCCCGGACTTAAGACAGCAATTAAATTGGCTAAGGCACTGGAAATTCAAGTAGAAGATTTATTGCCTAAGGAGGTGGCCAAGTAATGGAAGTAACGCAAGAACAGCTTGAACAGATGGTTCAAGAACAAGTAAGAAAGGCTGTTGCGGACAATCATCCAGGTAACGTTCCAACCGAGTTAGCAACGTTTAAAAAAGAGGTTACAGATTTTGCTAAACAAATCTCCGAAGAAACTCCGGTTAGATATGATTCATTGTCGCAAGCCTTCAACAGCATCATTCGAACGAAACTACGACTCAAAAGAATCAATGATTTACCCATATCTAAAATTGAAGAAGCACAAAAGATATTTGAGTCAATTAAGGCAGTTTTTTAATTGTCAAGGAACAGGGGGTACCAAGATGACACGGCAAGAAAAGATCAACTTCGTTGCAGAAAGTAGTAATCATACCGCAGATATCATTGCGGCGATGGTTGAAGCAAATGGCGAGGGCTATCTTGATCGCTTGTACATGATTGAATGTTCCAAAGCAAATGACCAGTCATTTGAACTCCAGTATCAATGATAACTGTGAGCTTAGGAAAAGTGATTGAATTCAATTTCCAATCACGATGGGAGTAAAAAGATGCAAAGCAAATTTTCGGAACAACTAACGCTTGCCCTAGATGGGATTCAGGGTTCGCTAACGCATAAGCAAGTAGCTGGTAAGGTTCACGTATCTGTTGGTCAGCTAAGTCGTTTAAAGAACGGCACTCGTAACACGGACAAGCCAACGAGAATATCGTTGGCGGACACACTGCAAAATATTTGGCTTAATTTTTCTGGGGCACGGGAGGATTACCATATTCCGTCTTTTATGAAAAATAAGACTAAACATGACGATGTAATGGCGGCCCTGTTTCAACAGCGAAAAGAAGAGAATGAGCGGCGAAAGTTGGAAGATGCATTCGATGAGGCCATCGGTACTAAGCCGGAGCTTCGATCACCGCAGCAGCAACAACTAATCCGAGATTACTTCAAAGAATATGTTGAAGAAATTGGGGCTGAGAACACGGACATTGTGATGAAAGCCAAGTATGCGGGTGAGGACATTCAAAGCGTCTTTGACGCATATAACAAGCGAATAGGAGGGTGACGACATGATGCAAGCACCACAGAGTATCAAAGCAAATATCGAAATCGCCATTCCGGATAACTTCGAGTTGGTCCAACGTGACGAAATCGAGAGTCTTCGTGGTCAAGCACTGACTGGCCGGACGTGGACCATGCAAGATTTGCGTGAATGGGTCGGCAAGAAGTCAACGACTTGGATCAAAGCCAGCATCCTGGAGAATCCGCGGTACAGCCGAGAGATTCAACGCATGATTGACCATCACGAAATTAAAGAGGCTGCGGGGCCCGGGACACGTTGGCTTTTCAAAGCTGGCCCCATGGCGGAGTTCTTAGACCGTCACTGGGAAGAATTACCTTGGTAAGGGGGAATAAATCATGACTTTATGGGAAACATGGTGTTTCTATTTAGGCGAGCTAATTTCCTGGATGGCACCTATCGCACTAGCAATGTGGTTCGGTTACTGGCTGTCCGAACAGGTACATGAGTTCGGCGGCTGGAAAGCCTGGGCAAAAGACTTCTTCGGACTGACCTACAACGAAAAGGAGGATCACAAATGAAAATTTGGCATAAAAAAAGAGTCCTGACCTGGCCGTCAGAACTCAAAAGTAAGCTACTTGTTTCAAATATTTTCAACTTCAATTCTACTACAGAAGGACGGTGGCTTCAATGATTGCACCAGACCATGCAACATTTGACTTCGTGAACTACATGAACCGTATGGAATCAGAGGACACTCACGAGGACGACACCGTCCGTGACACTGATGGTTGGCCAATGATTCCCGGTGAAACATACTGGGACGCCGAGGGGAGATATGTGCCGACTGAGGTCAACTCAATGAACCGGTACCTCGGCAACGAAGCCGAGGATTACGGCCGTCCAATCGACTTTGACTACGACAACTTGGCCGAAATTCTTCAAGAGTTCAAAGGCGCGGAGGTGATCTCATGGATGTGATGGTACGGACGAACAGCAGGTTCACACCGAAGCCGGTGGTATGTACCAACACCGCCGAGTTAGACGATATCAAGTCGGCACTTTTTCACAAAATCCAAGAGTTGGCCGAAAGCGACAAGCTTGGGAACGTTGATATCGATGAACTGTACAGCATCAGCGATAAGCTGATTGGCTGGTCACCAGACTTAGATGAGGAGGAGAAATAGATGAACACAAACGAAGTTGCTGAAACGCAGCGTTCACTGGACGTGGGGGTTCAGAACCAAATCAATCAAATGATGAACCAAGAAAACGGACTGAAATTGCCTGCTAACTACGCCGTTGGAAATGCCCTTAAATCCGCATTCTTCGCGTTAAAGAGCAGTAACGATGGTGACCTTATCCAAATCGCGGCGCACGTCCCCGAGATGAAAACCTCGATTGCTAACGCCTTGATTGATATGGTCGTTCAAGGACTGTCACCAGCCAAGACCCAGGTCTACTTCATCAAGTATGGCCAGAAGGTTCAAATGCAACGATCATACTTTGGAACGCAAGCGGCACTTAAACGCCTGTCAAATGTTGATGATTGCTGGGCCAACGTGGTCCACGAAGGCGATAAATTCGATATATCAGCTAAGGACGACCGAATCGTCGTCACTAACTGGGAGCCAACGTTAGAGGGCCTGGACGGGCAAATCAAGTACGTCTACGCCGTCATTGAGATGGCTGATGGTACTCACCAATACACCATCATGACTTTCAAGCAAATCAAGAACAGCTGGTCGCAGACCCGTTCAAAGGGAGCCGTTCAAAACAAGTTTAGCGATGAAATGGCTAAACGGACGGTGTTGAATCGGGCCGCTAAGAACATCTTGAATACCTCAGATGATTCGGACTTGGTAGTGGGGGCCATAAACAACACAACTTCCAACGAGTACGATGATGACCATCCAGCCAAGGATGTGACACCGAAGAAGACCGTTGCGGACCTGATTGAACCGGGGCCTGCCAAGGACACCTCGGAGACGTCAGAAGCTCCCCAGAAGAGCGAGAGCGCGTCAGTATCAGTTGCCAGCGCGTCAGTATCGGAGCAATCCGCATCGGCCGAATCATTGACCGACAGCGAAACGGCGAACAGCTTGATCAAAGACATTGACAAAAAGGAGGCTGACAGTGATGCAGACGGCACCGAGCAAATGGACCTCTTCAACAACGGGGTTCACTCTAAGTTCGACTAATTATTACAGTCAAACGGCCAACAAGAACTACATGAGCCCAACGTGGTTCAAAAAGTTCGTGGCGTGTGAGGCTGAGGCGCTAGCAGAACTCAACGGCGACTGGAAGCCCCAGCGAGACCCAACGGCCTTGCTGGTCGGTAACTACCTTCACAGCTACTTTGAGTCCCCGGCGTCCCATAAACGCTTCGTAGAAGCTCACAAGGACGTGATGCTTTCTACTAGGGGCAAAACTAAGGGCCAACTTAAGGCACCATACAAGGTGGCCGAGAGCATGATCAAGACACTAGACGGCGATGCAACTTTCCAGGCACTCTACCAGGGTACCAAGGAATCGATTGTCACCGGGACGATTGACGGTATCGACTGGATGGGCAAGCTGGACTGCTTGAACCTCAAGAATGGTTACTTTGTCGACTTGAAGACCACCCAGGACTTGCACAAGCGATTCTGGGATACCCGCACACGGCGCTACGTCCCATTCGTCTATGCCTACGACTACCAGCTCCAAATGGCCGTCTACCAAGAGCTAGTTCGTCAACAGTACGGTGTGCTATGTACACCCTACATTGTTGCAGTCACCAAGCAAGACCCGCCCGACAAGGCGGTCATCTCAATCCCGCAGGACAAGCTAGATGATGCGATGTGGCGGGTCAAGGATCAGGAACACCGATTCAAGTCCATCATCGATGGCCAGGAAGAACCGGAGCACTGTGAGACGTGCGACTACTGTCGGTCAACTAAGGTTCTGGGCGACATCATCGATGCTGATGAACTGATTGATTAGGGGGTGTTGGTTTGAACTACCTTATGCAAATTCGAGCGTTTGACGATTATCGGCTATACAAGCAGAAGCTATCAGCAGGCCAGGTTTCATTGTGGTACACCCTGATGTCCATCAATAACAAGGCCGGCTGGTCCACATGGTTTACAGCCGCTAATGCAACGCTTGAATCACTGTCGGGGCTGTCACGATCCGGCATCGTCAAGAACCGGAACGTCCTCAAACAACTTAACCTCATCGATTTTAGTTCTAATGGTCGAAAAGCTACTTCCTACCGCGTTTGTGTACTTTATACGTCAGATAGTGCACAAGGGAGTACACAAAGGAGTGTACAAGACAGTACACAACAGGGTACACAAAGGAGTGTACAAGACAGTAGCGCATTAGTTAAACAAAACGAAACTAAACAAAAGGATGAAGATGATGGCGCGGTCACCCGCTCGGAGGTAATCGACAAGTGGACGACCCTGTGGGGATTCCCAAATGGGATTGCCTTGCCTGAGTTAAACGAATGGCTTGAGCAACTGTCACCTGACATCATTGACTTCGCCATCAAGATTGCCGGAGAACACGATGTCCAATCGCGTGGAGCGCTTAAATACCTTCGTGCTGTGATTGAGGGATGGCAACATCGTAACATCACCACGATTGAGCAGGCGAAGCAGGCGGCCAAGGAGCACGACCAACGTATGGCCAACAACCGTCGCCCGAACGCTAATCCAGCGCATGCCAAGGAGACCTTGCCTGGCTGGGCACAACGGGATAGCGACCAGCCACAACAGTCTGCTAAGGCGTTGACTGAGGAGCAACAGGCTATGCTAGATGCTCGCATGAAACGGCTGCAGGAACGCAATGAACAACGAGAACAGGAGGCAACACAATGAACTATGACGACGTACCAGAGTGGGCTGTTCAGGTAGCATGTGAATATCTGGGGCTTGAAGGATTGTGGAATGTTGACCCTCGAGACTACCCGGAAGTTATGAATTTAGCCATGCAGTTTTCAGAGAAGGAGCGATAAAAATGGATTTAGTAATCATGAAGAATCGGCAGGCAGTCACTACTAGCTTGCAGGTAGCAGACACCTTTGGTAAGAATCACCGCGATGTACTGCGGGCAATTGACGACCTGAAAGATGTGCGCAATTTTGCGCAGATGTTCTTGGAAGCCAGCTTACCGGATTCCTACGGACGGGACCGGCGCGGGTACTATATGAATCGTGATGGATTCTCATTGCTGGCGATGGGCTTCACTGGTAAGACGGCACTCGAGTTCAAGATGGACTATATCGAAGCGTTTAATGCCATGGAATCACAGGCCAGCTTGCCGATGACCCCCGAGGAAAAGTTGATGCTAGTCATGGAGAACGCCAATCGGGCTAACGAACGACTAACCGGTGTTGAGGAGCGCATGGACGACTTCGAGCAGAATTGCCGGCTGGAATCCGGAGACTACACGGCTGTCAGCCACGGGGTATCTAAGGCCGTGCGTGAGTACATCCAAGACCGGCACCTGCAGCTGACTAAGGAACAGCGGTCAGCACTCTATAAGGACATCAACGGCGGCTTGAATCAGGTCTGCGGCGTGCGGACCCGGACACAGATTCGGGAGAAGGACTTCGACAAGGCCATGCAGTACATCGACGACTGGTCACCGTCAACCGCAACTAAGATGATGATGCAGCAGGCCGGCGAACAGACTGCCATGGAGGTGTAGGAGATGAGAGTTAAGGCGCTTAACCGGGACCCAGACGGTGGCCTGATTCATCAGCATATTAACCATCCGGGGAATGCTTTGGCCCGCCTAGTGATTCACGGTGAACCAGTCCCAGCCGGGCGCCCACGATTCTCAAACGGCCACGCGTACGATCCAAGACGGTCACGGGACTACAAGCGCTTCTTTCGCCAAGAGGCCAAGATGAAGTATCACGGCGGCTTGCTCCGGGACATGCCACTCAAGGTCGAGATTCGTGTCTATCGGCATGTTCAGCGTTCCTTAAGCAAGGTGGAACGTGATAGACGGCTGAGAGGCGAGCACCGACCTATCGTCAAGCCAGACACCTCAAACTACGTGAAACTTATCGAGGACGCGCTGACGGGCATCGTGTGGGAAGATGACAATCTCATCACGGACCTGGTGGCCAGCAAGTGGTACTCAGACGACCCGAGAATTGAAGTCACAGTCACGGAGGCGAAAAAATTTGAGTAAACAGCGGAAGCACACCAAGAAGTCAACTTTGCGTAAGAAGAAGCGTCGCATGGCGCAACACGCGCGGGAACATCAAGCTAAGGAGGTACCGAATCATGACGAGCAATCCAGCACTGATGGAGAAGGTGCACCGGCTAGAAAATGAGTTTGGCGACAGCAGAAACTGGCCAGAAAAGGACGTCGAGGCCATGCACAACCTAGCAAATCGGTCAGCCGACAAGTTCACCTCACACACCTACAGTGTCGACCGGGTGCGGGACATGATCGAACGCGGGTTCCTGACGCAGTATGTGGTTGATGAATCAGGGCGCGACAAGCAGTGGGTGCGAGACCTGGTGCGGTTCATGATGGCATCGCCTGGTTTCGAGTACCGGGCCACCCATGACGATCTGGTGCAGCTGAGGTACGTGCGTGACCACATCTCCAGCAAACACTACAGCCAAATCGCACGGAGCATGGACCGGCACGCTGATTGGGCCCGCCACTTCATGCCAGCGGCGCGGAGATTGAAACTTGATTGATTACCCGGATTGGTACGAAGAAGCGCTCCAGGAGCTCCAGAGACAGCACGACGAAAGGAAGAGCAACGGATGAAGGATTCAAGCGAATTGATTGCAGATTTGAAAGCGGAACGGGCCGAGATCTCCGACCGCTCATGGAAGCTAGCGAAGTTCCTCGACAGCCACGCGATTGAGATTTCAGGCGACCAGCAGAGTGCCATGCGTCGGCAATGGGTGGCCATGAACGCTTACACGACGGCGTTAGATGAACGAATTAAGGATTTGGAGGTAGAAATCGATGATTGACATGTGAATTGAGCAGTACCACATCGCCAGCGACCAGCGGAACTTTATCGTCAGCATCGCCAAGATGGACGGCGACGAACCGGCCTACGAGGTGAGTGACAAGGGCAAGAAGGTGTACATCGAGCGGAACCTGGGCTACTACCGCAACCTTGCGCAGGCGTTCCAGGCAATCGCCTGGGACATGCTGCAGAACGGTGCGGGGTCCATCATGACGGTTGACGACTACGCAGAGCGAGCCGAGACGATTGAGGCCACACTGGAGGCAGCCAATGAATAATGCCTTGCTATCATCAGAAAAGAATTATTGGGAAACACCACATGATTTTTTTAAGAAGCTGAATGACAAGTACCATTTTAGTTTTGACCTAGCAGCGAGTCCTGAGAATACCAAATGTGAGAACTTTTTCAGCGAGGAAGACAACTCACTTACTAAGTCCTGGCATGAGCTTAAAGGTAACCTGTTCTTAAACCCACCATACGGTAGGGAGTTAAAAAAATGGGTTAAGAAAGCTTATGAGGAAAGCCTCAAAAAACATGACGGTTATATTGTGCTACTTATCCCAGCAAGAACAGACACCAGCTACTGGCATGATTTCATTTTTGGAAAAGCACAAATCAATTTTTTACGTGGACGGCTTAAATTTGAACTGCATGGTGAATCAAAAGATGCGGCACCGTTTCCTTCAGCGATCGTTATCTATGGAGGCAGACAATGAAACACGGTGATAAGGTGTATTACCACCG